ATGAAAAATTTAATACAATTTTTTGTTACACATGGATTCGAGTTGTTCACACTTGGCATAGCTATCATTGCCGAGTTATTAATCGCAATTTTTATTCATTAGTCAGCAGTGCGGCAGATGTGGGATTGAGCCCCCGCATCTGCTTTTTTTTTGTTTACACAATAACACATACTTTAATTTATATCCAATAAAAAAACCACACCTAATTTAATAGGTATGGTTAATTCAATATTACTTTTCAGACTTCTTGTTAATTTTTTCAGCAACCTTATCAACAATATTGTCGGCTTTTTCTTTGGCTTGTCCAACCTTTTCTTGAATCTTACCTTTTAGCTCTTTCTTATCATCGTCAGTTGCTTTCCCAACTGTCTCATTAGTTTTTCCTTTAATCCTATCCTTTTTGCTATCAATACTCATATTAACATCTCCTTTTGAATATATTATTAATGAACCTTTTTTTGCAATTCATCGCCAGCTTTATCAATACCTTTAGCGGCAACAATAGTTCCTCCTATAAGTACACCTCCGACGATCAATGTACTAACAGCCATAAAAACAAAAACATTCTTTAATATACCCATGATGTGATCCTCCTCAAGCTTTTTTTCTTACTACGAAGGATACAATCAATACAAGAACGATTGCTCCAATCAACGATGGAACGATTGCCATTCCTGCAAGTTGCGGACCCCATGATCCTAATATTCCTTCACCAATGAATGATCCCACAATACCAGCTATTATGTTAGCAATCCAGCCCATAGATTCTCCTCTATTAGTAACTGCTCCAGCGATTGCACCAATAACTGCACCTACAATTAGAACCCATAACCAATGCATAAAATCACTCCTTTTTATATTTATAATTAGATGCTAATATATTGAGATTATTTTTGCAAATTATACACAAAAAAAGACCCACACCTAAATTAATAGATGTGGGTATTATTGTATCTTTATCCCTTGAATCCAGAACCTTGCTGAAATTTTACTGGGATATATTCATCTGTGGAAACTTGGTAGCACCAGCCTACATTAGGTACTTTAAATAGTTCTTCACCGGTTGCCCATGAAGTGCCACCTTTAAATAATTGGTTGCTGTCTTTGATACTTTGACCTTTAGAATTGTATGCATTAACTCCGTAGCCGTCTAGATAATTAATCACGATCTTACCCGCCTTGTCAGTTACCGACTGTGGAATGTAAGTATCATTACCGATTTTAAAGTACGCTTTTTTATCATGTACTAGAATATCAGACGATTGCCATGCCGTTCCACTAAGGATGTCAGTCCCAATATTGGGAACGCCTTTGCTACTCGTTGTGGTAAATGCTTTGAAGTAATCAGCCGTCACGGTCACCACATTATTAATAGTGGCTTTTTTCTCTGGTTCGGGCTCGTCATCAAATCCGTTTGCAAGGTCATATGCTAGCTGTGATTTAATGATACCCATGCTTGCAAAATAAGGATAAGGGTCAACATGGTCACCGCCAAAATTATTAGTTACCCATTGATGTGTCTTGATTCCATTGCCCCCACCATCTAGGGTGAGTGGGATGCCGTAAGCATTAGCATAGTAGCGAGCTACTTCCACATACAAACGATAGACTTCTTGAAATTGCTGCTTGTCGCCTGTTCTTGCAAATTCGATTTGTACTGGTGCGTATGGATTAGCCGTTAATGCTCCCCACGATACGTAGCCTGGTTCACCGATTTGGTAAATTTGCGCCTTGCCATCCATATAACCAACGAAAAACTGAACGTAAGCACTGCCATAGTTATTATGCATATACTGTACTTCATGCAGTAACGCTTGTGAATCTCGCTTGTCGTTATCATTACCAGATTCGTGGAGGATAATAAAACGGTTAGAAGCTAGCCGTGTATCACCTTGATAATCGCCCAGTGCGTATGTCTTATTAATAATATTCGGATTAAACATTTATTTGCCCTCCTTATTTTCTTTCTTAGGTTCGCCATTCTCAGCATCTTGGCTAAGTTTGCTTAGCCTATCCTTGATAAATTGCGGAAGTGGCAAGCCCATTTGTCCTACGTTCTCTGTAATTGACGTAGCATACATAAATATCCACAACCATAGAACCGCATCGCCTACCCATTTATATCCAATAGCAATTGACCACGGATATAATAGCCACACTAAAAGTATGATCGTGATATGAATAGCGAATCCTTTTTTGCCGATACCGCTATCGGTTGTAGATGTTACTAATGATTTTGAAATCCCTGTAATCACATCGGCAAAAATTAAAACTGCCAATGTGAATAGCAACGAATTTTTGTCTAAGTGTTCCATTGCATCAATCCAATTAATTGGACCGACATTTGGTAATGGTGCATACATATATATATTTCATCTCCCTAATTTTTCGTAACTAAAATAAGCCTATAAGGCTGTGATTTTAGTTATTTTTATGTCAGTTACCTGACCCACCGTGATTTGTTGATTATTAATCATCAATTCCATTCTTCTACTGTTATCATAACTGTATAGTTATAGCCTTTGGATGTTGTCACTATAAGTTTGTCTGGTTCATCAGTCAAACTTCTTTCTCGATGGATTTTCAAAGATGTATTTTGGAACTGAGTTGGTTCATCAATCGAATTGACATCAAAAACCTGTTTCGATGTTACAGAACGAATTCTAAATTTTTTTAAACCCTCCCAATGTTTCCCCACGTTAGGAAATATTATTTCCGCCGTAGAGGGTGAGAGATATAAATCATCATTATATCTAGAAATAGTCGAGTCATGGTCACTACTTATATACAAAATAGTACCTGGTTCTAATTTAGCTGCGCCACCAAACTCTTGACCGTTATACATAATTTTACCCACGTCATTACCTCCAATTTTTAAATTCATTTAGATACCTCCTTAAGCATCAGGAATCACATACAGAATTTTTGGATCAACAGTTCCAGCACTAACTAACGCATCGTAGTCGTCTTGACTGATTGAAGTAATCATAGTTTTAACGGTGTTCTGTAGTGCTGTAACGTCCGTCTTGTCGGCTTTCTTCGTGATACTTTCATCAATAGCATCAACAGTAGTTTGATTCTTACTAATCGTATCTGCCAGTTCTTCAATAGTATCCATATTTTCAGGCGCTGACCCGATAATATCCTTGATACTTTGTTCAGCGTACGTTTTGGCTTGTCCAACACCTGTAGCAACCTTGCTGTCGACATTGGCAGTTGTGGAATAGTTGGCTTTGTCTAAGGCATTTGTAATAGATGTTTGAACATCTTCCGGAGCTGGTGTCCAATCAGTTACAATATTTCCTTCCTGAATTTGAACATTATCAACAGTTTTCCAGCCATATCCATCATTTAATGCAACAAACCCAAAGCGAAACCTAGTTATAGCAAAATCTTCTGAAATTTTTACAGTGCTAGTCCATCTCTCCCATTTTGTAGAATCACTTGTAACGTGCCGTGAATGTTCCATAAATGCACCCGTTAAAGGTGTTTCTCCAGAAAACACATAATCAGATGCCTGACCACCTGCGGAACCTGCGGTTGAATAGTAATAACTAAAAGTGTATGTTTTGCCGGCTTTTAGTTCAATCGGATTATCTAGCGTCCACGATTTACTATAATCCGTTACTTTTTCGCCAGAAATCTTTGCCATGTATGTTCCGAATGGCTTGGGAGAACCATCATATTCTTTAGACAAAATTAATCCATGGCTTTTTCCAGACTCAAAACTAGAATCCAAAACTAAGTTTCTAGTTCCAATTTCAGGAACCTTCAAAGCATCATATCTGTTTTCAATACCTGTTGCTCGGCTATCTAAACCGTCTAAAGATGTATTTAAATCTTCAACGTCTTTATTAATTAATGCTTTGAAGCTGTCATAGTCGCCTTGCAAAGTCTTTAGTAGTGCTTTAAATCTGTTTTCGAAGTCTGCTTTTTGCTTGCCGAAATCAGTTTCAAAGCCTGCTTTTTGGCTATTAAAATCACTTGTCCGTTTGCCTTGAGCGTCTGTAAATGCTGTCTGTGAACTACTTTGGAATTTGTTCCATGCCGCTTTAGCAGCATCCAAGTCTTCCTTCGACTTATCCACAAAGTCAGTCATCTTGCCAGTCAGCTCAGCGACTTTCCTATCAATCGTCGAATTTCCGGTATCTGCAAAGTCTTTTAATGCTAAAACGTAAGATTGACCTTCCTTGATTAATGTTTCAAAGTCATCGATATAACTGCCTGCTTCTTTTATTGATCCGATCCCTTGTAGCACGACTAACTTCACACTTGATGTGGAATCATCTCCGATTTTGAAATACATGTTTCTGAACACGCCGACATTTGTGTACATTTCATCTGGAAACTTGACCTTGAACGTGTTTCCCGACTTATCGGTCACAGGTTGCTTAATCAATCTTTCATCGGGTGTCTTGGCAATGAGTTCAATGTCAACTGTAGATAAATCAGTGTACTTTTCGAATGACTTTCCTAAAGTAACTTGTAGCTCGTCGCCTGTGTCGCCTTGACGAATCTTTAAAGGTAACTCGTAAATAGGCACTGTCTTGTCTGTATCTAGAATAATTTTAGGTAAACTCATTTAATTACCTCCATTCAAAATATTATTAATTAAACTTCTATCAAAATTAAAAGGTCTATGAAGTTGACCATCAAAATATGTATAGTAATCATGCAACTTTTCAAATAATGGATATTCCAAATCAATTAAATGAACATATGTATATCCTTGTTCGATAATGTTTTCATCCGGCTTAAAATCATTAAACAATTTGAAACTATATTTGGAATCGTCATCTGATTTAAGATAATCAGTTACGGCTCCAACATCGTTGGTTTTGATATAAATATTTGCCAATTATTTTTGCTCCTTTTTTAATTTTTCATTTTCTTCTTTGAGATGTTTATTTTCGATAAACAAAACAGAATTCTCAACCTGTGTATTAGCCAGCTTTTCAGATATATCCTTAATTACTTCATTTGCATCTACATTTGAATTCATTATTCTGTTAGCACCTTTCTGCCATTGATTAATAAATCTCCATTACTTGTACCGGTTAATTTAGCACCATCTACCCAGATGTACCCACCATTTGCAGTTGACATTCCACGAACTCCATCAATCTCATAAACAGTCAGATTAGGCGTTGAAATACCATAGCTAGTGACTGATGTTTTGGTTGAACCAGAACTTAAAGCAAGACCGGTATCACCAGTAATACTTACACCATGAATTTCACCACCATTGATATAAATACCTGTCATTGACTGACCCACAAATTTATCAGCATAGACGTTACCACGGTTATCAATAGCTACCGTACCTTTACCGTCATAATAGATACCTTTAGAGTTCCACCGCATTCCATAGTTACCACCCGATTCGCTGGCAACAATATCCGTTGGGTTTTCTCTATTGGGAAGGAACCTTATTACATAACGACCGCTGCCATTGATATAGCCCAACATGTTATCCCTGGTATCGTTAACATTTTTCTTCAATTCGTCCATCAACTGCTGTTTTTCTTTATCGCTGGCTTTCAAATCATCGACATTTTTGTTGGTTTCGTTAACATCATCCTTTACGTCTGAAACATCCCCAGAAACGTTATCAATTTTCTTGTCTAAATTATGAAATACAGACGTGGCTTGAGTACCTGCTTTAATGACTGTGGCACTTTCATTAATTGGGTCGAATTGCATTTCATAAATTCTTAGTTGAACGTTGATATCAAAATCGGGATCATAAATCTTAGCAAAGTCAGCAAGTTCAAACTTCTGCTTTCTAAGACTTCGATATTCAAATGTATTGATTTCAACATCATATGCTGGCTTATCAATTCCTGGATTGTCATTGAAGTAATTGTTTGCTTCCGTGGAGAAATCCTTTCCGCCTTCGACTGCACTAGAAAAGTCCACCGCTTTCAAATACTCGTGCTGGTATTTTGAATAGAGTGGACTTTTTATTTTACTTCCATAAATAGGTTCTTTATTTTCTCCCTCTTTAGGCTTGTAATAAGGGATGATTGCTGTTACCAATCCGTTAAGTGAACGTTTTACAGATATATTTGAGATATTCTTTCCTTTTCTCAAAACAATCGTCTTAAAATCATTGGCTTTAGTTAAATTCATATTGAATTTATCTTTTAAAACATACGTACCAGTAACTTTTGCGATTGAATTGGTTGAGCCTATAACCATCTCGTTGACATTAGTATTAGATTCAAAAATAACGTTAGTGCCTGTAAACTGCTCATCAATGTCAGTTGTCAAACTGAACTGACTTGGCGTATTAGTAGCACTTTTAATCTGGTTCAAAATATATTGTGCATTGAACCCATCAATTGGAATCTGATTTTGAGCCATGTAATTGTTAAGAATTACGCTAATATGGCTGCATGAAACTTTGACATATCCAGATGTGGAATCCTTATCGATGTCGGTAATCATAAATAGATCATAATCCCGAACTGAATCAGGTTTAACTTTCACTATCATTTCTTCTTTAACAACATTATAGAATCGACTGTTCTTGGCCAATTCAAAGTCAAATGTATAAGCACCATTCAATGTATTTTGAACAATAGCACTTCCTTGGATAATCCCAGTTATCTTACCTAAGCCATTATTTGTGAATTCAGTTTCATCTGCTTTGTATAAAATTGGCGTCATATTGTTCGCCACCTTGGTCTAACGATTACTTGTGATACATCACCATCCCAGGAGATTTTATTAACTCCACGAGAGAGAGAGGGAAATTCGTCTATAGTTGTATTCTCATTAACGAATGTGATGCTTCCATCGTCTTTGGTCTTAAAAGCATCTTGATTTTCTTCAGCTGAATCCAACTCAATAAAACCATCAATGTTTAAATCAAAAGTACGATCATTAATTTGAAATTTAACAGCACCATTCCCAGTAATTTTGAAATATGGTTTCGCATCAAATAAAAAATAACTAAATAGCTCAAAAGGTTCTGAGAAAGTTAATTCTTTATCGATTTCAAAATATTTAAACGCCGCTGCTGACAATTTATATTTATAAATTCTAGCATTAGACAAACGTGTAATTCTATCAACTTCCACATTTTCGATGTTCTTAACAAAGTATGTAAAATCAGGGTCTGTATATATTCTAAATGGCTTATAATCAAATCCGTCAAACAATGTAAATAACTGAGCCTCTAAGTTATATCGTTCCTGTTCAGTCTTAGCCATGGTTACGAATTCTAATTCGAATTCACGATTCTCGTATGAATTTTCATCAGAAATTAAAGATTTGCTAGAACCATCAATACTTGTCAAACTCCCTTTTCGCTTTGGAAGCGGAATTTTAACAAATGATGTAATACGTGAATTTAATACATCCACGCTTGAAATATTATCGATTACAAATTCTCCATCTTTAATAGTTAACTCCTCCTCCCTGAGCTAGTATGTTTCTATCATCTTTTCGCTTAATTTCTCTCATTACCTTATCCGCCAACTTTCTAATATCCGTGTCACTTGAGACAGCTGCTTGAATGTTGATTGTGTATTCATTGTGGTTTTTTACAGGACTGTTATTGACTGGGTTACTTGAATTAAAGTATTGAGTTGTCTGATTAGTAAGGCTTGGACTTAATTCATTAAAGTCTTTAACAACGCTTGAATATCCAGGAGTACCGTTAGCATATTGCTTAATTCCACCTAACAAACGGTTAGTTTGATTAGCAGGGACAACTTGCGAATGCTTTGGAAGTGTAACCATGACATTACGTCCTTGTGGAATAAATTGTTCGCCAGTTGGAAGTTTGATCAACTCACGGAACATTGAACCACGTTCATCATTGACCATTGCAATTTCTTCACCAGAATCATTAGTACCTTTGGCGTGTCGGAATATTTTAGAAACAACTGTGACGAACGAGTGAACTACTGGATTTTGTCCATTCCAGTTTAAAATAGCACCAATAGCTGCCTTGGATTTCTTTATGACGTCTCCGGCATCACCTTTATACTTTTTGGTATGAGCTTTCTTGTTATTATGTCTTTGGGTGGCATTTTGTGATTCTTTAGAAGCTTGCTTGTTATTTGAAGGGTCACCTTTATACTTTTTGGTATCAACTTTCTTCTTATTGTGCCTTTGAGTAGCATCACGTGATTCTTTAGAAGCTTGCTTGTTATTTGAGGCGTCACCTTTATACTTTTTGGTATCAACTTTCTTCTTATTGTGCTTGTTGATAGCATCACTTGAAGCATTGATCTCACCAATTAATTGAGCTTTGTCACCTCTGAGTTTTTTGATAATAACAGGTTTTCCGTTATATGTACCGACTGCTCTTTCACCCGTTTTAGTCTTTTCCAAAACGTCTAGGTTTTCAGCTGTTAGTTTTTTCTTATCAGATTTAGACATATTCCAGCGAGTTAGCGTGTTGCCTGCATCAAAGAATTTAACCATGGCATCATCAGAATTAACAATGATATTCTTTTGAGCTTCTGGCATTTGATCGAATGAAACATATGAACCAATCAAATTACCTAAATCAGTTGCGGAATTCTTTGAATTGATAATGGCATCTTTTTCATCAACTGGTAGGTCATTCCACGTTCCAGCTTTAACCATTGCTGCAACAACCGGCGCAGAAGCTTTATCATTAATAATCGCATCATGAGCCTTAACGTCTAACCCATTCCATAATCCTGCTTGATAAAGTGGCTGGACAAGCTTAGCAGTTGCTTTATCGTGAACGATAGCATTCTTGTCTTCTAAGTTAAGTCCTTGCCATACACCAGCCTTAACCATAGCACCAATCAATTTACCAGACGCATTGTCACGTACAACAGCATTTTTCTCGTCAAGTGTTAAGCTGTCCCATTGTCCTGCATCAATCAACGCATCCACAATTTTACGGCTAGCCGTGTTGTTAACAATCAAATCTTTTTGCTTAGGGTCGAGTTTGTTCCACTCTCCGATATTTTTCAATTGATCAACAACTTCCGCATTACCTTTACCAGTAACAACAGCTTCCTTAGCTTTCATACTTAGGTTATTCCACGTACCAGTTTTAGTTAGTAAATCTGCTAAATCTTTCTCACCAGAAGTATTAACCAATGCTTGCTTGTCTTTCATGGACATATCGTTCCACTCGCCGGCATTGATCATAGCAATAGACAACTCTTTTTGACCTTTGGCACGTACAATTGCAGTTTGTTGCTTTGGTGTGAGCTTATCCCAGTTGTCAATATGCTTTACAACCTTGGTTAAATCTTCATCACCCTGTACACGAATCATTGTTTCCTTTTCTTTCCAAGGAAGGTCATTCCAACGTCCAGACTGTATTGCTGCTTCACCAATCATTGACTTAGCATTTGATGTGATTTTTGCATGTTTAAGCTCGAATTGAAGCTGTGCCCAACCCATACCAGTCTTGGCTGTATCGTTGATAGTCTTTTGTGCATCAGTCTTGATACGACCAGTCTTAGGGTCAAGGACCATTTTGTTCCACTGATCACTTGCTGTTTTGGCTGTTTTACTCATTTTTTTACTTGTATCTGCAATACGTGAGTTGGATGTGGATACTTTCTTTGCGGCTTTTTCAGTGTAATTAGCAGCATCTTCATACGATATTCCCATGGAGTTCAAGTACGATTGAATACTCCCAACTTGATGCTCTGCTATTATTCCAAGCTCAATATATTTCTTGCCTTGCTTGTTCATAGATTTTTCTTGGTCTTCATCAAGCTTGGACATGGCTTTGTTATAATCTTTTTTGCTCTTAATAAATCCGTTCTTGTATAGTGCTTTAATCTGCTTAGCTTGTTTCTTGTACGCCGCTTGTTCTTTGTTCATAGAAGCTTCAAGTGTTCTTAATTGGTTTCCAGCTTCTTTTTTAGTTATGTTCTTGGTGTCTTCACTCAATATTTTTTGAATTTGAGCTTTCTTCTTGCCTGAAAGACCTAGAAGTTTAATCTCATCATCATTCATTTTCTTCTTGGAATTCAGAATGTATTGATTTTCGTCATCAGTGTACCCACGGTGTTTTTTTGCAGCATTTTTAACAATGTCATTAACGTTGTCACTCGTTTGCTTAGCGTTCTTTTTAATTTTCTCATTGTTTTTCTTTTGCTTTTCCGCCGCTTTACTGACAATTTCAGCAACATCGTCTGGCAACCCCTTTAGGCCTTCGGTAAGTTTCTTATTAGCGTCATCAGCTGTTTGACTAATTTGGTCAGACATGCCTTTAAATGACTTAACAATAGAACTTGCGCTCTCACTGGCATTACCATCAAATTCTTTTAATGCTTGACTTGCTTGGCCATTAAAATCTTTCATGTGGGTGAGTGCTGTATCAGCTTTCTTACCAACAGTAGTTCCCCACTTGCTGGTTTCAACGCTTGATTCCCAAGCCTGTTTACCCCACGAATTCCAAGCCCAAACACCACCAGCGACTGCAGCAACTACTCCCGCAATTCCTAATGCAACTGGTCCAGACATTAAAGCAAATCCACTTGCTGCGCCTGCAGCACCTTCCATGCCTCCCGCTAATGTTGCTGCGCCACTTGCACCTTCGACTGCTGCGCTGCCAACTGTAGTAGCTGCTTTAGCAGCAGTTGCAGTTTTACCTGCAAAATTAGTGGCTTCAAATGCACCTTTACTAAGCATTGACTTAAATCTTTGTGCGCCAGTTGCTCCTAGCTTACCCGCTGAACTAAATCTAGCAATACCACCAGTCAACACAGATATAGCTGTAGATGTTCTACCAATAGTAGAAGTAAGTTTTCCAAAAATGCCAAGCACTGGACCAATGGCAGCGGTCAGCGCAACTGTCTTGATAATGGTCTGTTGCGTGGATGAATCCATCTTACTGAATTTCTTTACCACATTAGTTAAATCTTTGACTAGTGGCATAAGTGTAGGTGTTAACTTCTCACCAACCGTGATGGCTAAGACGTGTAATGATTCTTTAAATCTTGCAATTTTGGAGGCTGATGTATTGTTCATGGTATCAGCAATTTCTTTAGTCGAACCACTAGCTTCTTTAGTCTTCTTAGTCAGGTCAGTTAAAGCACCACCACCTTCATTGATAAGTGCATTCATACCTGCTTGTGCTTGTGTACCAAATGCCATAGCAACAGCGCTGGCTTTTTGCTCTTTCGTCCAACCCTGAGTATTGTTTTTGATCTTGTTCAATATCTCGGGAAGAGTGAGAGAGTGATTTTTAAAGTCTTCCACATTAATACCAAGCTCTTTAAACCCTTGAATGTTCTGTCTACTTGGCTTCATCAAACGTGTTAATGCTGAACGCAATGCAGTACCGGCAACTGAACCTTCAATACCTTGATTACTCATCAAACCAATTGCGGCAGCAGTTTCTTCAAGTGAGATACCAGCAGAATGAGCAGTAGGACCAACGTAAGTCATGGCATCACCCATGTCAGTAAATCCTGCAGCAGTTGCATTAGCTGTATAAGTCAAACTGTCAGTAACACGTTCAGTATTCTTAAGCATTCCAGCTGTACTATTAGACTTCAAGCCAAACTGTTCAAGTGTTGAAGTTGAAACAGTCATAACATCATTGAAGTCGTCACCAGAAGCTTTGGCAGCATTCAATATGGAAGGCATTGCTCCCATTGTTTGGTTGGCTGAATATCCACGCTTTACAAGCTCTGTCATACCAGCATTGATCTTATCAGTTGAAATACCATACTCTGTTGCCCATTTTTTACTTGCATCAGACATTTGTGTCATCTCTGATTTAACTTGAGATGCACTCTCACCATTAGCTTTCAGAAGTGGTGCAATATTAGCAATCTGTGAATTAAAATCAATAGCTGATTTAGCAGCATAACCAAAACCTGCCACAATTGGTGCAGTTACTCGTGTAGTCATGGTCGTTCCGACTGCACTCATTTTTTCACCGGCACGTGTGGCTTTATTACCAAATGCACCTAGTTTTACAGAAGCTTTTTGCCAACCAGAGTTTTGCAACACAATTTGCTTATTAGTGCTTTGCATTGCAGCATCTAACTGCATCATGTTCGCCTTTGTCTTGTTAACTTGAGCAGCGGCGTTTTGTTGTTTACGTGTTAACTTATCTTGTTCTTCAGACGTTGCGGCTGTTTTTTTGGATAGTCCAGCGTAAGTTGCTTCTTGCTCTTTCAACCGTGCTTGATAGTTACGCATTTGCTGTTGCATTGTTGAATATTTGGCTTTCAAGCCATTCAAACTATTACCATATGCTTTAGCGGCAGCATCTTGAGCTTTTAAAGCAGCTTTTGTATTTTTGATTGTGGAAGTTAGTGCAGCAGAAGATTGTTTAAACGGGTCAATGTTTAACGTGACCGTTGCAGCTAAATGTCCTAAGCTTCCTGCCATATTCTAACCCCTCTCTTTAAGCAAACAAGAACGGGAACGCTCTATCGATAGTAGTTTCTTTCTCTTCGTAAATATGGTTCAACCTGTGGACATCGTCCATAGTCATTTTGTCTAAATCAGACAACTTGTAATCCTGTTGCATCATACTTTTGTAAAAACTATCGATATTATCGAGCGAATCCGTAAGTGATTGCTTTGTTATTTTTTTGCTTTACCTTCGTCAACTTCATCATCGTTAGGTGTTCCCAGTGCATCATCAATAGCTTTGGAAACTTCTGTCATAGCCTTTAAATCAGCACCGTTTAAAACATCTTGACGTGAGAACTGGTTGTTCCAGAAATTAACAGCAAAATCGGCTACTTCTTCTGAATTCTTTAAAAATTGTTTATCAGTTGGACCATCATCATCTTGATACATAGCCACTTGATGTTGCTGTAAAATCAAAGCTCTTGTGATTTCCTTCAAATATGGTGGCTCTGTTCGTTTAAATTCTTCAAGCTTGCCATCAATTCGCAATTTAATTTTATATACCATTGATTTCTCCTATAAAAAAAGCCGAAACAAAACGTCTCGACTTAAATATTTGTATTCCGACCGCCACCGCTACCAGACAGGGAGTATGCTGTTAAAAAATTATTCTGTGGTTGTATCTTCTGTGGTTGTATCACTCTTAGTCGTATCACTTAAAGTTGTGAATGATACTTTCACACGATTCGATTCACCACTTGAGTTTTCCCAGTAAATTCCGTATTTATCGGTATATGTTGTTCCAGGTTTAAGGTCTTTCATTCCTATCCATACAAAATTGCTTGTGTTAGACGAGCCTAATACTAGATTGTCACTCACTCTATAGCTGTTTAATTTGGATTCTTCGTCCTTCGAATTTCGAGCAGTGTTATCTGTAACAACTATATGGTCAGAAAATACTTCAACTTTTACCTTGTTTGGATCGATATTAACTGGCTTAGGTATAGGCAACGTCTTAAATCTAGGTACATCCACATACTCACTAAATAGTTGAGTACCAGGGTTGTACCAACGGATACTATACATATTTTCATATGCTGTATTTGGCTTAAGATTATCTATCTTAATGCTAAAATTCCCAACCGCACCATCAATTAACTCTGATGGTGTTTTTAATTGTAAATTTTCGCCTATATGTGACTGTGGGTCACCATTTTTATCAGTGACCACAACGAATGACGGCGTTATTGAGCCAATTGATAAATCACTAGGCTTTACTGGGAATTTCGTCTAAGGCCTTCAAATCTTCTTCTGTCTTAGCGAATACATATTTCTTGAATGAAGCAAGATCAAACTCTTCACTGTCTTCACGACCAATAACAACCATCATGCCGTCATCAGCATCTCCACGAGGTGCAAATGTACCAGTTGATTCATCTGCTTGTGGGTCTGGTGTTCCGTCAACAGTTTTTGTATCGATACCTGGAAGTGAGAACTTACCTTTGAGCATACCTACCCAAACGCCTTTACCGTCTTCCATTTTCGTCTTGAATACTACGGCGATATCATTAGGTACAAGGTTCTTGTTGTACAATTCAACGCCTTTCTTAACATTGATACCAAACCAATCTTTACGTGCGTCTGATGTAATATCATAGATTTTAACGTCCAATGTTGCTTCTGAAATACCACCAGATAGAACAACGTAAGGACCATCATCAGCTGCGATCGATTTCAATTCATTTTTTAGGTCCATCTTAACTTCTGTTAAGCCTGGAAGTGCTTTCTCTTCACCAGGTACAAAATCATCTTCAACTAATCCATAACTGAAATGTGATGCACCAAATTTAACTTTTCCCATTATTAATACCTCATTTATTTAATATTTTTTTGCATAAAAAAAGGACTTACTGATTAAGCAAATCCTTGAAATTCATAATTACTTTGGACCATCAATAGGTCCGTCATGTCTGGATCGGTAGCTCGATATTTGTAATAACGTTCAAATCCAAACGAACGCATCAACTTATATATCAACCGTTCCATATCAACCGATTCTTGAGCTTTAGTTTTAACTATCCAGAAATCTATTTGAAAGCGTGGATATTCGATAATTCGTTCATCATCAGCATAGTAAGCCAAATCACCTGGGATAGATGTAATCCTTATCCACGGTGCATTCTTGTTCTGAACAAACGAATTAACTGGTGTACCCACAAATATTGGATTGTTAGATAGTCGTTTACCTCTTACATCATTCATAAAATCAGTCAATGAAGTGCTTTGATTTAAAAACTTATATACGTCATATTCTGAAATTGTCATACTTGTAAATTATCCTTAAAAATTTGTAGTACTTGACCACGTGTCTGTTCTTGAGTTTCCTCAATAAAATGCTGTGGCTCTTGCTTTGATGTACCTGAATTAGGAAAGTGAGCAATTGGACCTTTGACCTTGTCGTAACCAACTGGTGCTTGATATTCACCAGTCTTAATGGACACACTACCAACTTTCATATGCTGTTTAAGGTGTCCTTTACCACTGTGGTCAATTGATGAAACTGGGGTGTTTTCTGCTAATTGCTCGCCAAAAAATCGAGCACCTTCACGTACTGACTTTCTAGCCTTCCTATCAAATCCAGCTTCTAATGTTTTAACGTTGTTCAACATCTCTTCAATACCTGTTACAGTCATTTATTCCACCTCCTTACAAGCTATCTTTGTGACATTTCGTTTGTCATAGTCTGGATCGATACTGTCTATCCCGTATTCTTTACCACGCCAAATTACGTGCCACATGGAATCAATAGGAATACCGATCTCAAATTTGATAGCAAAGTTAGGCGATTCTTTACGCATACCGACCTTAGTAGACGGGTCACGAAATTCCCGTATTGGTGTGTTCAATAGTTCTGCCCAGCAAGAATATTCTGTGGTTTTTTCTTCTTCGGTAGGCACGCCAAATTCTGTAACGCCTGGATTTTTAGAGATGAATTCAATACGTTCAGTCATGTGTGTCAATCTCATTATTCATCACTCCCTAATTCGGTACGGAGTTGATTAATGACATTAACAACCGTTGTATTTTGGAGTGGAAAACGCATGACTTCTGAACCCGTACCGCGATAGTAGTAATCTTCTTCCACATACTTCATCAGTGCCACAAAAAAGCGGCTATCCTTAATAAGATCGGTGGGAGTGAGATCGGTGTCAATAGCTCGTGCAATCTCCATTGAACCAGAATCGATTAATTGTTTTAAAACATCATCATCAAATGATTGGTCAATTTTGCAGTAGTTTTTTAACGTTGCAAATCGCTCTTCATTAAGTAGGTCTGCCATAAGCTAGCCCCCAATCTTTGAAAGCAATGTGGCCTTTGTATCGCCACTTGCGTAAGTAATACCTTGACTATCTAAATATGCTTTAATCTCTGCAACAGTAGAGTTCTCATCAACCGCCCGTGTAGTTGGTTCTACTGTTTTATATGGGCTAGTCGCTGGGAGTTGAAGCCTTTTGTGTTAAGAAGTAACCAGCTTTTTCATCAGCAACTTTAACGTCAAAACGTGTTGCAGCTTGCAAGTATTGACCAAAAATCTCATTGTCAACCCAACGCACTTGGATATCTAATCTATCAGCCATGATAATTGCACGTTTAATATCACCAACCCAAGCATGTGATTCTCCAGCTTTGCCAAGTGCTGTATCTTCCACAACAGTCACTGGGATACCTAACAATCTAACTGGTGAACCGTCTACGATTGGTTGTTGTAATAAGTATTGTCCGTTGCCGTCTTTCAATGTATCTAAGTAATTATAGAATGATTGACTGGCAATAATTACCTTTTGATATGCAGGGTCGAGATCAACGTTAATAATGTGTTTAATATCATCAACTGATTCACCTGCAACGTCCTTAGCTGTAAAGCTTTGCAATGCTGTAGCAATTACAGAGTTTGTTGCATTGATTTTTTGTTCTTGTGCGTTTTGTGACACGATACCCAGCAAGTCCACGGCTGAATCAGCAATAGATTCGTTTGATACAGGAATAGCACCACGATATGTCTTAACTTCCCAGTTCACTGTTTCAAATTGTGGTTTTGCTAACTCTGGATTTTTAGCAAGTTCATCAACTGATGTAAGTCCAGTAGTAGCACGCTTCAAAATAGGATATTTACCTGAAGCAGTATTGGCTTTAAAGTGTTGTACTAATTTTGATAAGTCAGTAACTGATTTAACTTCTGATTCTGGATTGTAAACAATGTCCTCTGGGATAGTTACATCAGCATCTGGACTTGTTAAGCCATCACGTACAGCACCTTTAGTATGTAGATATGTATTCAATGCTGAACGTAATTCAGTGTTTCCACGCTTGAGTGAACGTTCTGGTCCTTGTTCGTCATCTGGCTTAGGTGCATCTTCTGGCTTGTCGTTTGCAACAGCCTTGTATGATGCAAGTGTTTCGTTTCCAGACTTGACTTCAACATCCAAATCTTTTACTTCTTTAGCTTTTACATCAGCGTTTTTAATATCATCATCTGATGGTTTTTCAGCATCTAACAATGCTCTTGTTTCTTGTACTAATTTTGTTTTACGTTCTTGCATGTTTTGAATGTCATTTTGCAATGAACGAATTTTTTCGTCGAGTGTCATATATGACCCCTTTCTGCCTACTTTTAGGCAATAAAAATAGCCATCCCATTAATCTTGGATAGCTTCTTTAATTTCTGAAATTTTTAACTCACGTAATAATTCATCACGTTTCTTGAGCAGTGGCAATTCTCTGATAGCCTTAACTTTCTCAAGCGACCTTGCACCAACGGAAACATTTGTATCTGAATATGCAGGTGTGGTAACTACTGATACATCATACAAGTGTGCAATGTTATTGATACGGCGTTCATAATCCACACCTTCGATATCACTACGCTTCCAGGTGTCGGCTGTGTCGTCATCTGGCATATCAAATGCAAATGAGCATTGATTGATAATACCCGATCTAATGTTTTCTAGTACATCATGAGCAAGTGTTGTATCTGGGAGTGTGACTTTAAACCTTAATCCAACGTCATCAACATTCATTTCAAGATTAACGCCCGACCGCCCTAACACTTGAGATTGATCGTGGTTAAAAGTAGCAACTACGTTAGACATGTCTGTATTATCTAAACAACGTTTGTCTAGAGTTTCCACAAACACATTAACAAATCCCAATGGATTGGAGCGTTTATCGAATTTCAACGCATAGCCTTCAATCACATTGCTGTTTGTTTCTTCATCACTTCGTAACTCAACCTTAGATTGTATCGTTCTTAATTCCCGTGTTTGATTCATTTCCCTCACCCCCTTTCTGGTCTTGATATTGTTCTTTCTTATCAAGGAATACGGTATTCAATGAAGATTGATAACGATTCATATTAGGGTCATCAATAGGTTTCTTGCCTAACTCACGTCTACCTTCGTTGTTTGAGTAAATACCATTTTGCTGAAGGGTGGCAATATCCGCAACAGCCATGCCTATTTCCTTAGATATATCAAAATCAAAGTATCTATCGTGTCTATCTTCATCAGACAGCAGTTTGAGCATCAATTCTTGCTTGATAGGCGTTAAATAAAACGGTAGATCGTACTTAACATATCCTTCTTGCAACTGCTTTACTGATTGGTTAGGCGAGTTAACGGCAAGCTTGAATGCGGGAATACGCAACGCCTTAGCAATTTGATTGGTTGACCAGTTATTTGAATTGATTAAATTCAAAACGTTGGTATCAACTTCAATAGGCGTGTACTTCATTGTGGAATCAATGATTACTGGAGCATTGCCACCAGTAGACTGTGCATATTCAAAGTCTTCACGAATCTTCTTACGAGCTTTCTTGTTCAATCTCGAACCAGGTACTTCAAGGACGGCACTCTTCAATCCACTCTTAAAGAACTTGGATAACGTATTAACTCCAGAACTTTGAAGATTCATCTCATCCCCCAACGATAAGAGTGGGGAGCGACCTAAAATAGTATCAGTTGAGAAAAATTTCATATGTATTACGTCTTCTGGCTTGCACTCAATCATTTTCCTTCCATCATCTGGAGTAAATTGATAAACATATTTAGCACCAGATGTAGTATTGATCTGATTGATGTTTGTTTGAGATGGAGCAAAGAATTCAAACTCAAGTGGCTTATGTGCTTGTGGTCCTCGCTTGCGTGGGTCACGTTTGATACGTGAATAAGCATTACCAGTAAGAATTGCATTAGCGACCATGGCAAACTTCCACGTGTAAGCAGAAATGATTTCACTACTCTTCTTATTCAATAAATAAGTAACTTCATCATCTTCCACAAATGTATCATCTTTGTCTTCGAATTCCAGTATTGGAAAGCGAGCAACGTCACCAGCAATAATTGATACAGCTGTTAGAACGTCAGAATTCTTTAAAGCCCCAATACCTACAGTGCTTCCACGTGAGATACTTGGCAGTATCCCGTCACTCAAGTACTGACCCGCCCAGTCATCTGGGTTAGTGTTTAAACTTCTAAAAAAGGCCATTTATTTACCTCCTATCTGATAGATATGCAATTACGATTAGTTCAATGCCGGATACTATCAAACCGGCAATCGTATTGATCTTGAAACCTGCAACAGCAAGCAACAAAAAACCACAGATTAGTAATATCTGTGGCACGTTTATTATTAACCAGTCAAATATGACCGATAATATATTTTTCATATAATCACCTAAAATCCAAAATCATCAGACATAACATAATCATCTGTTAAAAAGTTTTCAATATTCTCGGTAAAACAGATAGCGTAAGCATCAAGCAATGCATCAAGGGCATCAATTTTATTGCTGTACTTATTCTTATCGATTCTTACACCATTGTTGTCAGTCATGGTAACAGCGTTGTTGGCAGCATTCGTTAAAATCTCATTGCCAGAATGTTTTATCTTGCCTTCCAGAACGTCATCTCTGAATTGCTTTGTTGGCATTGAGAGTGTCATTGTCCCCTGCCTAATCGTTATCTGTTCCCATTCGGGGTGGTTCTTTTCGATAAGTGTTAACAGTGGTCCATATTGGTAAGGGTCATACATGATACCTTGTACTTGAATATCGTTACTTTCAATGAAGTTATCCAACCATTCGTAAACACGTTCGTTATCGATTACACCAGATTCAAGTGTGGTGATCTCGCATTCACCTTTTTCTTCCACACGTCTGTAGTCCATACGGTCACGTTTGATTTTTGCATCAAGTCCGTACTTCGTTCCAACAAATGAATAGTTGTCAGAATACCAAACACCCTCAACTGGATACATCCACGAGATGGCATACAAGTCAGAACTCTTACCAACGTCTACACCAAACCAAACACGCTGGCCATTAATAGGTGGCATTTCGTCCGCTGCGGCGTTTTTCCAACTTTCAATATCAATATATGAATTCTCTTCTGCTTGCCTCCACATGTTGAAATTCTTGACCAGAACGGCATTCTTTTCACCAGTTTGCTTGGCTACTTCCCAACGCTTACTCAAGTATTCTGTAAGCTTGCCACTGACTGACTTAACTTCTAACAGTGGATTGCTTTTAATCCATGTGGATTGATCTTCAATCTCATCAATAGATTCTTGTTCGGCTATAAATGCAAAATACTGGTCGTCTTCTATCTCACCTTTAAGGATTTCCTTCGCACATGGATATTCCACAGTGAACATAGGAGCGTTCATATTAAAGTTAGCTGTAGATATAATCACTATCAACGGATTATCCAGCTGACCTTGACCAGATTCAAGCAGTTCCATCATCTCTGATGTTTTACTTGCTCCGTATTCGTCTAGCATTCCCAGATATGGTTCAAAACCATCAGTCGCCCCCGTATCACGAGAGAGCGGGCGTACATAAGAATCATCATCAAGGTTAACAAGTAGCTCTCTAACCCGCTTGGTTGACTTCTTAACATCTGGATACTTAGCACGTAACTGATCTAACTGTTTTCTTGCCATCTCAAATGCAATTTTGGCTTGTTCTTTGTCGTTAGCAGTACAGAATATTTGTCTTGAACGTGCAGGATTCTTACCAAACAAGAATTCATAAAGGATAATACCGGCTATAAGTAGCGTTTTGCCTTGCTTTCTAGCCATTGACACGAACACTTTATGAAATCTACGTAAGTCGTGGTTGTCTTTTCGTACCCATCCATAGATAGATTCGATAATAAACTTCTGAAAACCTGCTAATTTGTGGTTATCGCCCTTTGGGTCGGGCAACATTTCAATAAATCTAACGGCTTTTTGTGCTTTTTTCTTGTCGAAAATGTACGGAAAGTCACTATTTTCGGACTTTTTGACGTCTTTTTCATGCCTTTTAACAGCATTTAATACTGACTTGCAGGAGAGAATATCACCGTTTAGTATCTGTTCAACATAATCTTCAAATGTTTCTACCAACTGGCATCCCTCCTATCCAAATATTTCTTTTAAGTTGTTCTGTTTCTTGGTGTCTTTTGGTATGTTCAATCTCATTCTGGAATCAATAGTCAATCCAATTTCAGAAGCTGCAGAACGAATATTTTTTGATATCTTATCTAGTGCATTAATCAATGTGATACGTTCGTTCATGTCATCCACATCATCAAGTGCCCTATTGATCTCATCAAACTGCTGATACCAAACACAATATTGTTCCACCATTGCCCTATCCACAGCTCTTATAGGAAGGTTACGCAGGTCTGGTACGATTCTCTTCCATTCTGCTTTAGCAACTCCAGATAGCCGTTTTGGGGGTGTTGGTTGCAGCATCTTGTAACCATCAGAAGCCAACACTTCGGCATTGTATTTGGCTTCTTGTTGTTGCTTAGTTAGATTAGCCTTAGACTGCTCTAACAGCCTATATCTCCCACCTTTACCAGCCATAAGCATCACCCCTTTCTGTTAGTCCCCACTTTTGGCAATATATGGGGTTTAGCCCCCACTCTAAAAGCTTATTAAATAGAATTTCGCTCGCAAAAAAGGGGGCGTGTGTTCAATCGTGTCCCAAATCTTCACCCCCGATTTTTTTGGTGGGGGTAGGTTTGCCTACTCTCCCATAGGGTGCAGAGATTTACGGCGATATTTTTTTCTGTTTAAAAAATCAATAAAATAAAATTATTTGAAATTGTCTTTCACAAACAATAAATTTTTTTATTTTTTATTTTTTCCTTTTTTTGTTTTTATCAATTTATAATCATCAAACAATCCTTCATCATCTAATCTATCTATCTTGTCCATAGTAGTAGACATACTGTCCGTATACCGTCCGACTGTCTTCAATCTTCTTGTACATTCTTCTCTTGTTGTATCAAGTCTTAAGTACTCAACATCATATCCAGTTGTGACTAACAAGTTCTTTAGTCTTTCGTCTGGGAAGGTTCTTAATATCCACACATTATTAAACGTACGCTCTGTCCTTAACTTGCGTAGTATCATCTCGTATATCAGTTCCACATACTCATAGATATCTATGTTGGACTGATGAAGTCTAGACTTGATGTCAGATAGTTTGGCTTGACTGTTTAATTGATTGTCATTGTCTGAATAAATCGATTCAATTAAATTTCCATTTAAAGAACTCATTAATAAATCGTAATCAAATACTAGATCGTGACTAGTATCCACCATACTGGCAACATAGCTAGCCATACCGCTACCTGGGTATCCTGATATAACGTGTACCTTCATAGCTCGTTGTACTCCTTTGTGTCGCTTTGTCCATTCTCTTTTAGTCTTGAGTTGATGACACTTCTTACATAATGTTTCTAAGTTATCAATGTCATATCTGTTTGACCAATCATCTTCTGATGGAACAATATGATCAACTAGATAACCTTTATTGCCACATCTCACACATAGGTCAAGGTCTCTGGTCATGGCTTCAGCTCTCACCTTTTGCCACTGGGTACTATGGTAAAACTTAAGGTAGTCTGGTTTCTCAACGGCACGCCTTCGATTATATTGCTTGTCGTATTCAGAACGGGAAACCTCATCAAAATCAACCAGTACCCGTTTTCCATTTTTGAACATTAGCTTCTTTGGTTTGCTGATACTGGTCACCACCTAAAATAAAAAGTCACCCCGTTAAGAGTGACTTAGTTAATATTGGGATGGCAGGAATCGAACCTGCATACTTGCTAGCGTATAGTATATCCACACCACTGGATACATCCCACCGAGGAGGATTCTATAATAAATAAGGGATGGATACACTCCCGGTATGTATATCCAATAAGGATCAGTGGAATCGAACCACTATCGTACGCCAGTATCCCCACAATGCCATGCCGTTATCATAAGCAGGCATTAATAGCGTTGAGCTAGATTTTAACGTGTTTACTCACGGTAGTTAGAGACAGGCTGTCTTTGTGTTATAAATATTTTATTTTTATTTAGCTTTTACAGTATTCTTAACTGTTTGGCTATACTACCAATATAAATCATTTTAGGTGATATTACCACCGTTTCTAGTCTCAATTAGCAGTAGCCAATTTGCTTACCTAGTAATTCTAAAAACTTGTATCGTTTGCGGTAAATAGTCGCACGAGAATATCCCATGATGTCACCAACGATATCCCAGTCATAATAATCATTAGATAAGTATTTCAATTCGTACATACGCTGTTGCTCATCAGTAAATTGTTCAACTGCCTTATCACCAGCCTTCTGCAACTTAAGTAGCCACTGGAGCCGAATATCGTTTTCCCGTTTGATAACAATTTCTTCTTGTGGTCTGGATACATGACTAGAACGACCACCACCTGTATTAGTGTCTTTTTCTCTCCACGGGTGGTCGATCTCATCACGCCGTATTGCTATAAGGTGGTCAATGTCCGTATAGTCTGAATACAGTTCTTCTAAATACCCCAGTTTTCGTTTTGATAGTTCGATACTTGCCACCCCCATGTTAAGGCTGTATTAAAAACGTGATACGTTTCCCATTCTCTTGTGGTATGTGTTCTGTGATTGTGTCAGCAATTGCGCATGCTGAACGAAAATCTACACACTCGGCAAATGGATATGATTGCTTAGCTTTTAATATTACATTTGCATTCCGAATAATATTTTCAGCCACCTTCCCCATGGCGTCACTTCTCATTACCTCACGCTGAAACTTCCCTGGAAGCATTGATTCGTCGTTTAATCGTTCTAACTGTTCGAATAAATGGTTGTTTAAATCAATTAGTGTATTCTTAGCCATTTCTGTATATCCTCCAATAATTTAAGATAATCAGTGTTTTTATCAATCGGAACAGTTACTAAATCCAATTTACGAAGTCGTTTTTGAACTGATGGTTTTAATGAATTGTATTGATCGATAGTCATGACTATTCGTTGTTTATCGTGGGCTTCAACGTCAAATTCTGGATACGTTTTAAACTTACGTTCACACTCACCATCAGTGGAACGTATGATTCTTTCAGTTGGCTCGATTTCAAGTAGTTGCATAATGACCGATTTCAAATCTAAATTACGATTTCTTACTTCCCTTAATTCGTGTCTTAAATCTATTAATTCACGGTTTTTGTTACCAAGCATGTCTTTTTAACCTTTCCTTTCTATTCTTCTACCCTTTCTAGCATTGGTTCGTATGCCGGGTTAATTGCTAACCACTCCTCTTTGGTCTTTGTCTCTGCACCTGTACCTGAGTGAGGTTTACCCCAGCGCAAACCCTTCTGTTTTATATTGTAATAAATATATTGACCTGTGACTGAATCGTGAACAACATATTTATTCTCTGGAAAAATAGCAGTTCCCATTACCACATTATTAATGTCGGCCATAAAATCAAATTCGTCTTCATGTCCCATTGCGAAATATTTTGCCCGCAAGTTTTCGAATGGATCGTTACCAATTCCTACGTTTAATATATCCTGTATTGCCTCCATTGGACTAAAATAATACTTCCCAAGTTCTTTTAATTCCTTTAATTCTTCTTCCGTGTAATCTAGTTTTAATTTATATTTCATTGTTCCCCTCCAATTTATCGATAATTTAAGACGGGTCTAAAATTTCCCGTATGATTTCGTTACGTTGTTCTACCGTTAATTCTCTTTTAGCAGCTTTAAATATTTGTGGTGTCTCGCCGTAATGTTTACTCATCCACACAATCGTGCTTTCAATTGAATTGCCGTGGCATTCAAACATGTATTGCATATAGTTTTTGTAGACGTGTTTATCATTCACTGAAACCATAACCTACCAACTCCTCATCAATAATTTTTAATGCATCTTCTGGACTTCGAGCTATGCCGTGAATAATTCCATGGTTAGTTAACATGTAGTGAAACTGCTTTTGATCTTCACGTGCTCGTCCATGTTTGTTTTTCACTTCTATGTAAAATACCTTGCCGTTGTTAAATTTAAATCCATATAAATCGGGGTGCCCTTGTGGCAATCCCGTATCAAAATACCTACCCGTGTCAGTTCTGACTTTTCCCACGTTAGTTCTAAAAATCATACAATCATGAGCGCCCACAGCTACACGGATATCATTTTGAATCGCTGCTTCTGATTGGGTCATAACTTGGGTTACACTAAGAAATCGCATAGTATCAATACTTAAAGCGAAAGGTTACACTAAGTTACACTAGAGGTTACACATGTCTATCCTTACTCGCTCAACGGATTAACCCCCAAAAGTTACGGTTACACTAAATTTTCTTTTCCCTTGTAGTGTGTGCTTATATATAAATATATAAGTTAATAAGTGTAATTAGTGTAGTTAGTGTAACCTTTCTTAGGTCACACTTAGAGTGCCAATGCTTTCAGCGGTTACACTAAGGCACTTTTTAGTGTAACTTAGTGTAACTTTTCATATCCTCTTTTCGTTTTACCATTATTTTTTTTTACTATGGCGGACCAATTCGACTTGTTATCCATCACGTACTTTATCTTTTTAGATAATCTACGATTCTTGACAAGATTATCTTCGCCTAAATATTTACCAATTTGTTTGCTACTTACGAATTTTTCGGGATAGCTCTCCAAAAATTCTTCAATCTGTGCTTCTACTTCATCCACATACATAAATTCTTTACGGTGCTTAGACAGGATAGCTTCTTGCGTTTTAGTTAATCCAAATGTAAATCCATGCTGATAATATGAAACAAATTCGCCCCATAACTGATTGATAAGATCATCGTTCAAATCATCGAACGGGGTCTTTTTTTGTCTACTTGCATTAGCTTTGACAGGAAGAAATCTACGCTCACCTGTTCGATCTTTCAGATATGTCATTTCATTGGTAGTTCTTGCTAGAACAAAGTTCTTGTCATATCTAATGGATTCATGTCCATACGGTGGACGGAACTCTAATTCTTGAGCTGATACAAATTTCTTAAGTGATTCAAAACTACTATTATTTGTTGCAGTCATTTCATCATCATTAGCAATCAATGAACGTAACATGACACTGAAATTATCCTTGTCCTTAAAATCAGTGAACTGGTCTGTGTACCATTCGCGGGCCATCTTCTTCAAAAAGGTTGTTTTTCCTGCTCCCTGTCCACCTACTAGATCAAGAACGAAATCAAATTTTGTTTCAGGTTCATAAGCCTTTGACACAGCACCAGTGAAAAAAATCTTTGTGATCAAGGTTGTGATGTCCGACTTCTCGACTCCAAGAAAATCGGGTAGTAAATCGGCTACACGTTCTTTTCCATCCCACTCCGTATATACGAAGTCGAAATAATCAACTGCTGGATTGTATCTACGTTTTCTTGCATCATTTACTATCGCCATTTGCAATAAACTACGATTAAAAAATATTCCATAGTTATCTTCAATGTAACGAAGTATCGCTGGGTCATAATCATCCAACATTTGACCTTTATCAACGCTAAGTTCTGGGACGTCTTTAACTACTCCGATTTCATGAGTGAAGTCATTGAATGCAAACAACACTCTTAACGTCTTATCGTGTTCTAAAATCAAACCGACATTTTTTATACTTTTTGCTTTCACATCACCCTTTGAATTCAATGCGAAGTTTATCGGCATTTTAACGACTTTGTTTTCTTTTTGCATTTTGGATAATTTATCCATGCTTTGTTTCAACTCTGGATCCAATTTTAGTAGCCATCTCCCTTCTCTTTAATTCTTTGTTGACCATCGATTTAAAAGTTCTTTCAAACTCTTTGGGTGGTAATGACTTAGGAGTATTGTTATTAGCCAATTTACCCAGTTCATAGGCTGTTTCTACTTCTACATTCCGATATAGCAGGCCACCTATAAAACTAGCCAGGGCATTATTCCTGCCGCCCGTTTCGCCAAGTCCGTTTACGATCTCTTCAAACAATTCAGATGTTGCGGTTTTATCTGTTGAATACGTTTGTCCGTTGTACCGTTGCTTGCCTGCTGGCTTGCAATTAATTAATTCAATTAATTCACGGCTAGGCGTCACAATTGAGTTATGGTTCAACCACTCGTATTGCTTGCCTTTGTGAGTGCTGGGGGCAATAACAATGTAGTTATTAACATGTGCCTTGACATCTACACCAGGAAGCCACCCGATATTTTGAGATACTTCAATATCGTTACGTTTGAAATAAATCAACTGCCTGCCACCGCTTGCTGTTTTCTGCTCTAACGTTGGTATTAACAAATCTTTGTGTTCGTATTCATCAATAGACTTAAAACCGTCATGACCGTGTGCATCAGCTGTATCGATATCGATAACGAAAAAATCAGTTGTTCGTATCGCAATCTGTGCAAACGGGTATTTCTTCCACAATTTTCGTATCTCTGACTCTTTCAACGCTGGTTGATCAGCGAACTTTATCAATGGTTTTTTGTTTAACATAGGGAGTACGCTCAAACCCTTGTGAGCATAAGCAACTGCATAATTAACTAAATTTTTCATAGTCATACTTTTCTAGGATAGGTTTAAAATATTTTTCTTCAGCTTCTTTACGGGCATTGATAGCATCTTGCTTATTTTTAAAATGTTTATCTAAAACATCTACGCCTTTAAATCTCATTGTGGCAATCCAACATTTATCTCTTTTGTTCCAATAAACTCCTTTTGTTCCACTTGTATTATTTTTTTGAATACGAGCTTTCGACAATTGAATTAAATCAGTATTTTCCACTAAAAAAATATCTCTCCGCTTTGTCAGTTCAGTAATGCTCTCTAAAGCTCTTTCATTTTTAATACATCCACAACTTTGTGTTTTACCGTTCATTAAGGATCTGCTTCGAACTGTTTTTTGATTTCCACAATCACATATGCATTTCCAACATGCACAATTTATTTTCTTACTCTTTTGATATTCATAATCTCGCTCAATAACTGTCAATCGTCCAAACCTTTTGCCTGTTAAATCAATTAACTTTCCCATCGTCATCCTTCCCCTCCTTATAAATCGGGCATTCCACCCATTCGGCATGTTTAAGTGGTACTGCACTATGTGGATGTTTAAAATGGACGTTCGCCATTCTTATCCAGTGGTGCATCTGCATCTGATGGTGCTGGTGCATTCCCAAATGGCAAATCTTCATCTTTAATCTCCAGTGGTGCATCTGCATCTGATGGTGCTGGTGCATTCCCAAATGGGTCTTCGGCAACCTCTTCAAATTCATAAGTCTTGTATGGATATGCAGGATTGTTCTTGTTTTCTTTAAGTGTTAGATCCATATTGAATTGTTTACCTTCACCTTTTTGGAACTCGTTAGCCATTTCTTGAACGTCGTCCCAAGCCGCATCAGAAAGTGCTACGCCTAGCACTGCTGCTAAACTAGCAATTGTTTTAATATTTCTATCAATAATGAAGTCTGGCAATGGTTCACCATTTCTCTTTTTTTCATCTAAGCTGACATTTATGAATTCGTTTTGTCCGCTGTGCTCCCCTTCAATTACTTGTGCTCTAACAGATAATTGACCAAATTTAGAAGGTGAAATTGCTTCTGTCAGCATATGATACTTGCCTGCTGGTAGTCCTTCGTATCCATTGATCTTGTCATTCTTTGGGTCAAATCCTTGTGCTTCTAGTGCGTTCTTTCTATCTCTTAAACTCATGTTTATTTACCATCCTTATTATTTGTTTGTGTCGGTCTTGCCGTAGGTGTTTTCGACTGTTTGTCTTTAACCAAGGCACCAGGTATTACACTTAAAATCTTTAAAATAATCGGGTCTTCGATTTCTGATTCCTTGTACTTTCTTCTGATGTCAGTCACCGTTTGAACGTATCGACTTCCCAAATGTTGAGTTCTGATAACTAAATCACAGTTACCATTTACAACGTTGTAGTACTTTTCTTTTAATGCTGGTGCAGGTACTGGATTATCATTTGAATCTGTTTTAGTAACCTCACGGCTGATATAAACAACGTTCATTTTTAATGCCTTTAGATCGATAACCAATTCTTGCAGCATTGAATTGAACATTGAATAACCTTTTCCATATGGAATATCAGACAATGATTTAACGTTGTTTTCCATGCATATTGCTTGCTCAATCAATACAGTCACATCTTCAATAACATCAATGACCACTGTCTTGAATGAATGCTGTTCCGTCCGCAAAGCTAAAATATACTTATCTAAAATATCGATAACTGATTCTGTAATTTTTCCTTGTGCGTTAACTTTGTTTTGTAATGCAATGGTAGGACGAGTACCAGAATTTTTTTCATTACCGTCAGTACTAAATACGATAGAATCTGGAAAGTATGAGGCCAGGTAACTCTTACCAGACATAGTTGCACCCCAGATAAAGAAATTTTTAGGTGTGTTATGTGGTTGGTGTGGTTCATTCTTTGGTAGTATGCTCATTTAATAAATACTCTTTTCTTTCCGTAGTAATAAATCCATCCTTTTTTGTAATTCTTGAATTCAGCAAATGCTTTTATCTCTGCCATATTCTTCAATTGGTTTGGCGTCTTATCTGCTACTTTGGCAGCTAGATTGTTGTTCATAATCATATGGGCTTTTCTTAATCGTTCCTCTTTAACTTTTTCAAGTTTGGCATCTTCTACTACTTCTAATTCTTTTTCCTCGGTCAATTCAGCACCACAGAAAGGACATTTATCACCCTTGCGGTAAAACGTCATGAAACACTTTGGACATACCGTCACTGATTTAACATCACTGTGGCCATTGCTACGGTTCGTTTTTTTTGAACCCTCAAGTTTCCATTCACGATTTTCAGTAGGAAGTCCAAACCTATTCACATTTCCAACGTGGTCGATAATGATAGCTGTCTTGCCTTCACGTGGATTCATGCACCGCATAGCGAATTGCAAGTACAACGATAGTGACTGTGTGGGGCGTAGCATAATTACACAATCCACGTTTGGAAGGTCAAGCCCTTCGGTAAATAATTCAGCATTGGTTACAACCTGTATTTTCCCGTTGCGATAATCTTGAATTATCTGGTCCCGCTCGTCCTTTGGTGTCTTACCACTAACAGCCCTAGCAGTGATACCATTGCCATTCAATTCACTTGCCAATCGTTCAGCACTAGCCACGTTGTAGGCATATGCAATAGCCTTTTTGTCGCCTGCTAGTTTTTGGAACGTCTTCACGGCGTTTCCATACACCTTGGGTTTGAACGCCTTAGCGATAGATTTTTCATCAAATTCGCCGTTTCGTTTCACTTTCAACTGATCAACGTCCAACTGCTTTGGTGCGTAATAATCGACTGGTGCCAGAAATCCATCACTGATCAAGTCTTTAATCGTATTCCCTAGTATTAAGTCGTCAGCCACATCATCAAACCCGCTACCGTCTAAACGGTAAGGCGTGGCAGTAAAAAGTAATTTCAATGCATTAGGAAACGTATCAAGTATTCTCATGTAGCTTTTAGCCTTAACATGGTGTGCTTCGTCAACAAAAATTATTGATGGTGGTTTTAACTTGTCCACGTGTCTTGTTATGGTTTGCACCATTCCAATTTTCGCCAATGGCATGTTCACACCTTGTTGTTTGAATGTCGAAATTACTTGGTCAACGATCTCTTTACGGTGGACAACAAACAAAATACGGTTGCCATTGTCTGTTGCACGGCGGGCTATTTCAGCCATGATTACCGTTTTACCTGTTCTTGGTGGTTGCTGCACAATGATTGACCGGTTGCCTCTATCAAAAGAATGATAGATGTTATTGATTGTTTTTAGTTGATAGGGTCTTAACTCAAACAATTTCTATCTGATTCTCAATGATTCCGAGCGAGTTAGTTCAGCACCTGGGACATCTTTGCCTTCCTTTAATAGTGATGAGATTTTTTTCTTATCTATAACCTGTTTGGTTTCAAATAAATAAGCAGGAATATCATGTTCGTCCACAATATTCACAGATGGATTGTTTTTCTGGATATAAATAGTAAATTCTGGAGTTTTGATCTTAGGTGTAGAAGTTTCTTCCATAGCTAGTTGCAGGTTCTCTTTTAGTCGCTTGCGATTGTTTGCAATAGCGTGAGCCCGTGCAGTAAGTCGTTGTGCTTCTTTTTTTAGTGCAGCTTCGTCTTTTGCTAGTTCTTTATCTACTTTTGCGTAACCAACGGCTTTATCATCGATAGCGTCCGTAATAGAATCCATCGTGTCGGCGAATAGTGTTGGGTCTGTATCTTCTGATAATTCAAGCAGTTTATGATAACTACCCGTTAATTCATATAATGTGGCCATTTATTTTTCCTCCTTTATTTCAACGTGTTCAATTGAATATTCAACGAAGCGATTAACAATTTGGCGAATAGGTAGACCAGTTTCTGCTTTCAACTCGACAATTTTTTTGTAAAGATCACTGTCAATGAATACGGGCTTTGAATAATTTTCTTGTGACTTAGGTTGTTTTTCTAATACTAGTTTTTCTTCCTTCATATTTAACGTTCCTCCGTGGTATAATTTGAATGTAAAATATTTTTATTTGTGTCCTTCGTCATTGTAGTGATGAGGGACTTTTTTAATTGGTGCAACTCGTTAGCTTGTTGAATGTACTCCGCTTTGTTTCGTTTAGTAGGCATCCAGTTATATGCATGTCTGGCTTTGTAGAATTCAATAGCCTTATCGATCAATACATCTAGTTGGTTCTCCATTGCCTTAGATCCTCCTTAGTACGGTTCATCTCGTCCACAAGTTTGAAATAATCGTGGACAACAGCGCCGTATGTTAATTGTTTCTTAACGATTTTGTCCCTAAACTCTTCCCAGTGTCGCTGTGCATAATACGCATCAGTCACTTTATCCATTGCGTTCACCTCCTAATAATTATTAATAAGTTCTTTTCATATACTTCTTAGTAAATAGAGAGTACTGTTAACTTGTGATCTGATGAGCGAAATTTATTTGTTAGAATTAACTACCTCTTAAAAAAGCAGAATACAAATGGGTCCCTCCTGTAGCTATCCAGTTTGTCAGGTCATTTGTTACCTCAACTTGTGGCCCCTTTTAATTAAGGGGTCTTTTTTTATGTATAGGCACTTTTAAACCAAGGTGCTTACCTTTTTTCCGCCACTTCATCAGGTTCAGCTGACGGGTAATATGGTTCTTGGTTATCTGGTGGCTGTCATCTGTTAACCATTCGTCAAAACCAGGCATGTTGGTAGCTCCTTTGGTATAATTTCTTTGAGGTGAAATTTATGGTTACATTGCTATCTATTATTGGTTGCGTTACAGGTGTTGCTTCACTGGTGGTTCAAGGGCTAAATTATCGTTTATCGTTGCCAAAAATCACTTGTACTCAAAGCAAACGACATAATTCTTATTGGGTTGACGGTGCGACTCTCGAAAACGTCAAGCAAAAGCCATACCCAGATGATTTTGATGAACTTGCAATAAGTACGTATGTTTCGATTTTGTCCTTGAGGATTGCTAATAATTCAGCGAATCCAATCACCATAAATGACATATCAAAGGTTGGTGGTGGTACAAAAGAAATAACATCTGATTCTTTCACTCCATTGATATATGATTCAAAAGAGGTGATGTTCTGTGAAAAACCATTTGAGTTACCACTGAGAATTGACCCTTATAACACGGTCAATGGATCAATTGCTTTTTTTGATGTTGTTGGAAGTCCCGACGGAATAAAATCCGAAAAGATTAAGATTGATACACCCTACAAAAACTTTATTGTTACTTTGAATGTCAAAAGTATTGACTTACTTGCCAGTGAGCAACAAAAGCAAAACGATAAATTGGCAGAGTACAGAAATTCCTGTCAAGAACATGGCAAGGATTTGTAAAGGGTTTACTCTGCACATTAATCCAAAGTTTATTAAGTGGTTTTTAAATTTTATTCTCATTCCCTAACACCTCCGGGTGTTTATTTTTTTAGCAAAATAACTTCATAGTTATTAGGCATGTTAACTGGTTCACCGTGCTTTTTAACAAGTTCCCAATCGCGATATTCCCCACATTCAAGAATTTCAGGACTAAAAGCCAGTAACATTTTTAAATGGCTTACTTCTTTCATAAGTTCCTTAATTTCATCTTCGGAATCCATATTTTCACCTCCTAGAATCCAAAAATATGTTTCTTAATGTTTTCCCACGTTTTGTATTTAGTAAATAAGTACGTGATCAGACCAGTCAATACTCCAGTAAAAACCGGTAACCATACGATCATTGGTATTCTTATCATCTTCATCACCCATTAATTTCAGCAAAATTATCTTCCATAAATTTTTTGAATCGTTTCGGCTCAAAGCTCCAATAACGTCCATCATCTAAATCGGAATAGTGAACGAAACCACCATTTTTGGAATCTAAAATCTTTTTAAACTTGGGAACATACAAGATTTTTTGTTTGAACCAATCCATTTTGTGGTTGTATCGTTGTTCAATGTCTTTAGAAGTCCACCAACGCCCATCATCTTTTAACGATTGGTATTCATTAAATTCTGCTTTAGTAATTACTACTTGATCAGATGGAACTTCCATAATTACTTCAGCCTTAATAGTTTGTGGCATTGGCTAGACCTCCATAAGTTGTTCAATCATCGGATAAATATTGTGCTGTTTAAGAACTTCATATAGTCCTAAACGTCCTTTTTGAGTCCACTTAGTGTTTAAAACAGCCTTTTCAGTTCCATCTTTTCGTTTAACCATCGTTGTATCTGAATGAGTCCAACCATTATGTTGATATTTAGAATAAAGCAACCACGTTTTACCTTGTTTATATTGAATTCCAAGTTCATGAAGTTTAGCGTTCATTTCTCTACCACTCATCCCATAATCCTTAGCGATAATTGTGATGGTTACTAATGATGGATTAGCAAGAACTTTGTCATAATAAGTAACTTTTGGTCTGTCCTCTGCCACTTGTTGTTCAGCAATCAACCTACCCTCACGTTCCGTTTTAAGCTGTGTGGCTAATTTAATTAGGTAATCTGGATCAGTTAGTGTTTGTTCAATTGCTGAATCAGTTAGATAAGCACCATGTTTTCGTATTGTTGGTAGAAACTCTGATGTAACCCAACGTTTGAATTCTTTTGAAGCTGGTAATTTACTAGAAAGAATTAAACTATATAATCCCGATTCGTTAATAACTTTCATTTTTTGAATACCAGAGGGTGTAACGATTCGTTCCTCCCTCACATCTTCGACATCAACGTGATCGCTTATGGCTTTACGTCCATTTTTATATTTCAAGGTATTTGTAATGTCGTTACCAACAAAATAAGGTGCGTTATCAATTTGTACCGTTCGTACATTGTTTCCTTTAAAATTAAATTCCTGTAAGTTGTTCATTATTTCTTTCCTTCTTTTTTATTTATAGGTTTAAAACTCGTGCTACTTGTTCACGTAGTTCACGTGACTTAGGTGTCATGTCACCTTTGATTGCTCTATTGAGTTGTTGTGGATTAGCATGAATCAATTCAGCTAACTCTTTTTGAGTCATATCTCGATTAAGCAATGCGATCTTAATTGATCGTTCAATGTCATATGCTACCTTTGCGAATTGTTGTTCTGGCATGTAATCAACTCCTTTCCATTCTGTTATTTGTTCATCAAGTTGTTGACAAAATATTAGACTAAGTCTAATATAAAGACATACTAAATAAGCAATGAAAGACCTACTACTACTGCAATCCTCGCCAAAGTATTGTATCGGTGGTCGTCTGTTTTTGTTGCTCAATTACTTGATGAATTAATAATAAGACTAAGTCTAAAATAATGCAAGTATATTTTTAGCCTAAGTCTAATTATTAGTCGTCATACATTGGAGAAAGCCTATTATGACAACGTTAGATAGAATTAAAAAAATTTCAAAACAAAGAGGTTTTAGTCTTACAAAAGTGAACGATATGGCTAATTTGGGTACCAACACTATATATTCATGGAAACATAAAGAGCCTGGAATTAATAATCTTAAGGCTGTTGCTAATGTTTTACACGTATCTGTAGACTACCTATTGGGGAAAACGGATGATCCGGATATTAACACTAAATCTAAGAAAGTAGATATCAAAGATGTGATGCAAGACGATTACACTGTTATGAGTTATGGTGGTAGAGAAATACCACCAGAGGAATTAGAAATGATTAGACGTATCTTAGATGGGGGAAAATAATGTATGAGCGATGTTACAACTTATTTATTGAATTATGCACTGGATCATCACATAGGATTTGAGCTATTAAATGAGGTAGATTCATTCTGGCCTTCAGTTGCTATACCTGAACGGAATATGATGCTCATTAATACAAGCTGGTATAAACAGGAAGAATTGCCTATGGTTGTGGCTCATGAGATTGGCCACATGCTTAATGGCGATACCTGCTACATGTATGACCATTCAAATACTGGAAAGATTTGTTCTGAGGGGGCTGCTAATAAGGTAGCAATCGATTTACTACTACAGTATTGCCGTGATAATGACATCCAATTTAATAACTACATTATGTTCCTTCAACAATTCTGTATTCTTCTAAGATACGAATATATAGTAAAGAAGAAAATGGTAATGAATTAGCTTTTAATGCATCCCTTCTGATATGCTTATACTGATTAAATGTATATTTATGGAGGAAATTATGAAAAACAAAGGTTTAGCATTAACGGGATTAACTATTCTTTTAGCTTCAACATTAGTGGCTTGTTCAAGTGGTAGTGATACAAGTAAAAAATCTGAGAAACCAAATGATGTCAGTACAAAGACAGTTAAAAAGTCTTCAAAAAAGACTAATTCAACAAAAAAAGAAGCTGCTACTAAAATTCCAACTGATGATAATCATGAATGGTTTTTTAAGGATGATGTTTTTTATGCTGGTATGGAAACATATAAGTTAACCAAATCTGAAATACGTGATGGTGCTGAAGATGGTACTAAGGTTCTCGTTATTTATACTGATATAACAAATAATTCTAAAAAAGAACAAGATCCATCAAACGTATATATGGTAGTTCATGCTAAACAAAAAACTGATACTTCAAATGTTGAACTTGAACCAGGCATGATTGGCACCGACGAAAATGGGGATAATCCATTACAACAATATGAAGATAACCTCAATAACGCTTTACTACCTGGTAAAACAGTAACTGGTATTTTGACATTCAAACTTGGGGATAACAATAATAACCCTGTCTCATTGGAATTTGATAATTCTGATTTCGATAAAATTGGTACTAAAACTTATCAAATTAATTAAAGACAAAATAAAAAAGCCATATTCCTACACCGACCAAAGTAGATGGAATATGACTTAATAAGAAAGTATTTCTAAACGGGCTAAAACTCCCCTATTTAGCTCCTTTAGTATACCATACTGGAGGAATTAAACGTGGCAAAACTTGGACGTATAGAGTCAAATACTATGATTCTGAAGGTAAACGTAAATCAATATCTAAATCTGGATTTTCCACTTCAAAAGAAGCTAAAACAGCAGGTATTGATGTAGAGACGAAACATCTTCAGTCAGGCATTTCAAAAAAAGAAAATGTTTCATTTGTAGCTTATTCAAAAGAATGGATAGAAACTTATAAAAAAGGAAATATTACTGAGCATAGCTATTATATATATTCTTTAATACCCGTTGAAATTGAAAATCATTTTAAAGATACAAAATTAAAAGATGTTACCAAAATGGAATATCAAAAGATGCTTAACACGTATGGTAAAACTCACGTCAAAGAGAGCATATCTAAATTAAATAGTCGAATTCGGGCAATTGTTCAAGATGCTATTCAAGAACGTATTATTTATACTGACTTTACTCACGGCGTTACTATAGCAAGTCAAAAAGCAAGTAAACCTGAGGAAGCCAAATACATCAATGAAAATGATGCTAAAGCCTTAAAATCAGATTGTTTAAAACATGCTTCAATGAATAAGATGGTTAATTATGAGATAATATTTTCATTAATGACTGGATGTCGTATTGGTGAAGTTTCTGGATTGACATGGGATAATGTTCATTTTAAAAAGAAAAATGTTTATATTAAACATGGATTTAATTATTCAAAAGTTCAGAATTTCAAAAAGGTAAAAACTGAAACTTCTGATCGTGAAATTGCTATTTCAAATTCACTCATAACAATACTTAAACAACTAAAAAAAGAACAACAAGAGCTATTTTTAAAAAAGGGATACAGAGACGAACAGAATCTAGTATTCAAAAATTCTAATTTTAATATCATTTCTGATAGTGCTGCCAATCAGGCTTTATCGGATAAATTAAAAAAACTGGAGATATTCCCTATTATCACTTTCCATGGATTACGACATACACACGCATCAATTCTAATTTCTCACGGCGTAGATATAGCTTATGTCTCTCAAAGATTAGGTCACAAGAATATAGCTATAACTTTAAGCACTTATGCTCACCTTCTTCAAAATGGTAAGAAAGAACAAGAAGAAAAAACTAACCAAATATTAGATGAAAACTTAGGATAA